TCATAGTTGAAATCTAATGTAATATTTCTATCGCCTATATCATCCTTTAACTTACTTACATCTGCCTTGTCCGCTTTTCCACCAAGCAATTTATTGGCTTCAACCTTTGAATAAAAAGAATTGCTGTCAGCTTTGTTTCCGAGGAGCTCGTCTATTTCTTCCGATGAGTAGATTTCGTTCGCACTATAGTAATAATCGTCAAGATATTTAATACTCGGATAATTAACTCTGCGGTCTGTGATGTCCGTTTTTGAAATTACCTTGTTTGAATCATCCTCTTTCCCTTTAAGAGCATTGGCTACATCTGTTGCGTTTGCCTTGCCTGCAAGAGATGTTTCTGCCGTCTGCATTCGTGCCGACAACTGACTGACCGTGCTTTTTTCGGCTTTGTTTGTTACAGCGGAATCAATCCCGTTAAGCCTTGCGTTGAGGCTGTCATATTTGCCCCTTGCTGTGGCAACCTCTCTACAGATTTCAGCGGCTGTGCCAACGCTGTCTTTACTGATCATGCTCTTGTCAAGAAGACTTGGAGTCACTTTAACTTTTAAAGCAAGCGGTGTATTCAAAACCTGCGTTTCGCCGTTTGCAATCTTAATTTCAATTGCCAAAAAGCCCGACATAGACTTGAAATCTTCAAGCGGAACAGTAATAACATCTGCCGTGCTGTTCAGTGTGCAAGCGACTGAATCTGAGATTAAATATCCGTCCGTCGCAAAGGTTGCAGTTACTGTGCAGTCTGTGAATGTAAGCTTATTTCCGCTTGCCGTCAATGTCACATCAAGATAGCGAACCGCTTTGTCATTTACATTTGCAATCGCAACAACATTTGGTGCATTTCGATTATTGACATCAATCGTAATTGATTTGTGTTCTAAACTAATTGCCATTATTTTTTAAACCTCCTTTGGATTTTCAGCAAATCAGACATTGACATACTTAAGTCACCGATTGTAATTTCTTTGTATTTCTGAGATACACTGTCGTAGACCGTTTTTGAAATTCTTCGGCTAAGATTAGTGCCGTCCGGCATTACAACCGTCACTTCGTCATAAAGTTTGATTGCGTGCATTTTTGTAAGCTCATTTTCGAGAGTTACTTTTATGCTCAGTGTTTCCGATGTTTGTTCCGTCGAATAGTTATAATTAGCGACCGCATATCGCAAGGCATCTCTGACTTCTTCGTAGTTTTCGCCTGTGCTCTTATTTAAAGTGAATTTTTTGATTTTGCTTGTGCAATCATACAAATATGTGTTTTTAATGCTCCGTTTTAAACCTGTTTCATACGGTTCAAAACTTGAAACAACAACCTCGTCCTTGTCTGTCGTGCTACATCTCGCATACGGCATGACATGGGTGTAGTAGCTTCCAATTTCGGCGGTCTGCTTGTAGTCTGACACATTCGCTCCGAAAGCTATGCGATAACCGCTTTTCGTTCCTGCTGTACTGATTTTGTTAAAATAAATGTCAAAATTATTAAAATACAGAACACCGCCAAACTGGCGAATTAGTCCTTCGTCGTCATTTTTAAAAATTTCTTCAAATTTTTCGCCCTGTGAATATCCTAAAGAAATTCTTTTTTTAGCGGTAATTGACGAAGTAAAATTAAACCACTTGTATGGAGCTTCAGTGAACCACATATGTAAGGGCTTATCGCTCTGGCTATAATCTCGCATAAAGTGGTCGATAAGCTCTTTCGGTGTGCCGTACATTGATCCGTCTGTCGCACGAGGAATCGTGCCATTTTGGAAAAACATTCTTGACACATGTTCGCCCGAAATGGTCAAATCACCGTTTTTGTCGACTTCTATTTTTGTTACATAAAAATACTGTGGCTCGGATGCATTATTTACTTTTGCTTTGACATATGAAGTTATTTTTATTTTCGACGCGAGCTTATCTGTGCTTTTAATTTTCATGCTAAAGCTGTATGTGCCGTTTTGCTCCATTGTCGTCAAAAACTCGGTGCATTCAGTCAAGAAGCCAAAGCCGTTTGAATCAAACAAAGGTGTTGAATTTTTGTAAAAATCTGCGGTATTGTACAAAATAGGATACATCACAATTTCCTCCAATTCGGCTTAATTTCAATATTGGTAAACGCATTTGTGCTTTTTCCTGAGAGCTTTATTTTATTCCAACCGGGCAAAAGCTTTGGAAACTCTGTGCAGCTTATGCAACTGTTTGCTAAAGTCATGCCGTTATCAAAAGAAGCGGACTGCTGTTCGGAATCAAGCTCAATATAATCCTTATCCGATGATGTTTTAACTGTCAAAGTTTGACCATCATTAACCGTCAGCGTCAACGGATTAACCTTTGCACCTTTGTTGATGATCTTGATGAAAGGCTCGGCTGTGTAATTTTCGGGGTTGTAAATTTTGATTTCCGCCGTTTGTGTCGAGGTCAATTTTGGCTGGATAATCTCTTGTCCTAAATCGCTATACCAGAACGGCACTCGGCTGAAATTTATTGTTGTTGACAAGCAAAGAGGAGCGACCTCTTCGATTGTTTCGACACCTGTACAAATGGCCTTTGTAAAATAGCCGGGGTTGTATGTGTCCCTAAAGATTTTATATTTGCCGTCCCAAACGGTAAGCCATTCTGCAAACGCTCTTACAAGCTCTGAGCTGTTTTCATTGGGGATAATGTACGGATAGCTGTTGACCTCAAACTGCATTTCAACATTGTCAAAAACACCGTTATCGGTAATCACTGCGCCGTTTTTGCCGTAGACAGAGGTAAAATCAAAATTACGCTTTGCAATTTGATATTTGGGAGGTGTAGCTATAAAAAAGCCTATTGTCCGTAAATCAGTGCCGTTGTATGTAAAACTATGTCTCATCTTTAACCTCCCAAGCGAGCCGCTTCGCCGTCAAGCGTCTGCACAATTGCGGTCGATACACGGCGGTTAAAATCGTCAACATCCATGTCATTATTGATGTTTACATCGCCTATGTATTTAATCTCAATCGTAGGCGAGTTAGTCACAATTTTTGACATCTGGCTGTTTGCCGCTGCGTAATCTTGGCTTTGTGTGCGGATGCCTGCAAATTTACTGTTAATCGCACCGACAGGGTCGCCCTCAACAGCTGACAAGGCTTTGGCCGCTAAGTTCCTTGCTGCTTTTTGAGCTTCGACGATTTCATCTTCAATTCCGAGACAGTAGCCTTTACCAAAATAAACACCAAATTTTCTCGGCTTTTTTGCCGGAGAGTGCGAATCCTGCTCTTTTTGCACTGATGCTAAGGCTGCAGCGGCAATTGATGCCGCTGAATTACCTACACCAGCTATAACCGATTCAATGCCGGATGAAAATCCTGTTGAAAAAAATGCGCCGAGCATCGAGCTTGCCGATATTACATAAGCTACAAGGTTTTGTGATGCAGTTACATCTACCGCTTTTTTTGTACTGCCTTCGATTTTTTCTTTTGACTCTTTGCTGCCAATTGTTTCAGCGGTTTTATTAACGCCCTTTTTCGCAGCTTTTTCGCCGTTGCCCTCAAGTTTGTTGAGCTCACCGGTAGCCTTATCTACGAGGTCGTGAGCATTATCAACCATTTTTTGAGTTACACCGGGTTGATTTTCATCCATTGCAGTTTTTAGCAACTCATAGTTTGCGGTAAAGTTTGCCAGCTGGTTTTCTAAGCTTTCTCTTGAACCTGTTTCAGCATCAATGAAACCGTTTTTGATTTTCTGCTGTTGCGCATTGATCTCGTCAGCTTTGCCCGTTGCGATTGCGGCAACCGTGCCGTACATATCGGTGTACTTAGCAAGTTCGATTTCTGCTCTTTCCTGCAACTCTTCGGCTTCTTCAACTTGGTCTTTTGTAACACCTTCAACACCGTCTTTGTATGCCGTCCGTAGATTCTCGGCATTTGTCTTAAAATCATTGACCTGCTGTTCGAGAGCATCTTTAGTGCCTGTTGTGTATGTAACAATGTTGTTAGATAAATCTGACATTGCGGCTCTAATCTCTTCGGTGTTGCCTTTAGCATTTGCCGCTGTGAGGTTTTCGACGTTTTGGATCGTGGTGTTAAAATTAACGAGTTTTCTTTGATACTCGTTATATTTGCTTTCAACTTCTTTAAGAGTTTTTTCTTTCTCTTTGAGGTTATCTTTAGCTTTTTGACTTTCAGCACCGTATGCCGCGCCAAATGATGATAAAGCACGCTCGTTTTTAGCTATATTCTGCTTATTTTGTGCGTCTTTAAGGTATTTTTGATAATCGGTTTGCGAGATTTTTCCATTCTCAAATGCCCACCCCGCAATTTTGATTATTTTTTTGTTTCTGTCAAGTCCTTCTGTATTATATTTTTGTGCGGTTTCCGCTGCACTGTCGCGCTCTTCTTGTGCCTTTTTCTTTTTGGCATAAGCATTTATTGCGTCAGTTTTCGCTCCTGCAAGACCTGATACAGCAGTCTGATAAGCATCTTCTGTAGCTGATAACATAGCAAGGGCTTTCTTTGATTCAAGTGCTTTATCCATAGAGCCTTTAAGGTCTTTATAGGACTGAATAACATTGCCGTTCCAAGTGATTTCATCGCCTGTAACTCGGCTCAATTCATTGGTAATAAATTTTGCTCTGTCCTCGTAACCTTTTTTGACTTTTCCGTTTTGGTCTACAATACCTTGCAATTCGTCCCACAAATTGTCATAATATTGAAATTCGCTGTCAACCTCTGACGCCGCATCTTTCTTACTTTGCACATACTCATCATTGGCATCTTTCAGCTCTTTGATTTCTTCCTGAGCCTGTTCATGCGCTTCGTTGAGCTTGTCCTGTGATTCTTTGGCTTCATCGTTCGCACTTGCGATTGACCACAAGAAACCTACAAGCGTAGCCGCTAAGCCTACGATGATTCCGATTGCGTTTGATTTCTGTGCGAGGTTAAGACCTTCCTGTGCGATTTTGGCAGTCTCTGTAGCAGTTCTGAGACTTTTATATGCGCCTATAAGGCTTTGTACACCGCTTACAACAGCGGTTGTTTTTTTGCCTACCCAAATGCCACCAACGAGAGAGCCAACAATTTTAAGCGTAGGGATAATATCGTCAGTATGGTTTTCAACAAATTTACAAAGTTTTTTAACCTCAGGAAACAATGATTTTCCTATCGGGTTAATAATGTCAGTCTGTACGGTTCTACCAAGACTTTCCCAATCAGCTTCAACATCGTCATATTTGATGTCTTTGATTTTTTTCATCGTGTTTTTGGTCTTGTCAGCAGAGCCATTAACCTTCATCAAAGCTTTTACGCCGTCAACACCCAGATCTTCCCACATTGTGCCAAACAAGTCAACGCCTGCTTGATTTTGCTCGACTTTGTCATCCATCTCAAAAAGAGCGTTTAAGACTTCCGATGTTGCCGATTTTGCGCTGTCTCCGCCTTTTGCAAATCTTGCCTGCAAATCCTCAATACTACCTTTTGCGCCTTTGCCTGCTGATTCGAGATTTGCAAGATTTTCTTTAGCAGTTTTTAGCGCCTCTGAATATTGTTCAATTTTATCGGCATTCTTTTGCTTTGTTAATTCGCTCGTCGAATTGTTAAAGCCTTTTTGCTCCTCTTTTGCATAGTAAAGATTTTTTTCGAGCTTTGCGACTTCGTCTTTGGCTTTTTGAATGTCCTCAGCTGAGGCTTTTGCGCCGTAGCCAAGAAGAGTAAATCCCTCCTGCGTACTCGAGTTTGTATCTTTAGAACGGATTCCAAACTCTTTCATGGCATCGCCAAGCTTGTCAATACTGAAAGTACCTGCTTTAGAGCCATTTTCAAGCGAATTAAAAAATTCATTTGCATCATAGCCGAGTTGCTTATAATGTACGGAATATTCGTTGATTGTATCGAGCAAATCGCCGTTTTTATTCAGACCTTTTTGACTGCCCTGAGCAATAAGATTAAACGCTTCATCGCCCGTTACGCCAAACTGTTCCATAAGCATATTCGCCGCTCTTAGCGTTTCGACGAAGTCATAATCGTAAGCGTCTCTTAAAGTAAAGAGATTTTCGGTCATATCTTTAAGCTTGCTTGGATTGGTCTCGTTCGTTGTCTGCTTAATTAAAGCAAGGACATTTGCAACTTCTTCCTGAGATTCGCCGAAATTTCCTTTGTAAACATCTTCAAGGACATCTTTGTACTTTGTCATCTCCTCGGCGGTCAAGCCGGTTTGAGCCTGCAAGGAATTTAAAGCTTTTTCTTCACTGTTTGCACTTATGACAGTTCCGGTCAACGCTCCGCCAACCGTTGTTGCCGCTGCACCAGCTTCTTTTAATGTATCACCGACAGCGGATTTAAGATTATCGGCTGAGGATTTAACACCGTCCATTTCCTTTTTGATTTTTGACAAATCGGTGTTGTTGGACTTCGTTTCAAGCCCCTTAAAACTATCGCCTGCTTTATCAACGCTTGTTTCAGTTTTTGACATTTCAGTCCGTGCTGATTCAAGGTTTATCTCGTTTACCTTTTCTTCGGTTTCTGCAAGCTGTTTCTTAAAAGTTTCGAGTTTGCTTTTTGCTTTTTCAACCTCACGCTGATAGGCTCTGTACTGTTCGGTTGAGATTTCGCCGTTTTTTGCCTGTTCTTCAACCTGATCCTGTACATCAAGTAACTTTTTAAGAGCAGACTGACTTTTATCAATCTGCTCTCTCAATACTTCTTGTTTTTGAGCGAGCAGAACGGTGTTTTCAGGGTCAAATTTTAACTGCTTATTAATCGCAGTCAGTTCTCTCTGCAAGCTCGCCGATGAGGACTGTACAGCTTTTAAGGATTTCTGTAAATCTATAGTGTCGCCGGCAATCTTGACGGTGATGCCTTTAATCGTTGATGCCATATCTGTCCTCCAATTTCCTATATCGGTTCATAAACTCGCTGTACTGCTCTTCCGAGATTTCTTTACTTTCAAATCTTTCTGTCACGAAAGGCAATACAGATTTCATTTTCCGATATTTTTCTTCATCTTCGTGGATATTCTTATTGTTTCGTAATGCAAAATAGGCTTCTACATAATCAAGCACAAAACCTATTGTAAATCTTTGTAGGTCAGCGACAGTCAGACCACACCTGACGGCATAAGATAAGACCTCTTTCGCCGTCAGGAAAGTTTTAAATCCGTTTAGGTCGCTGTCGCTGTCGCTTTTGGGCTGTCGCTTTTAAGGCTGTCAACGATGAGTTTGATAATTGTGTCGGTCGCTGAAATAGCGTCCTTAATACTCACATTTTTTGACCAAGCCTTAAAGTTAGAAATTGTATCGTCTGCCGTCTTTGCCGCTGCCCACAAAAGCTTTACGGCAGAACCGAACTTTACATCGTTAAGATTTTTAACCAGAACACGGTCGGCATCACGCAGAAAACTGTGGCCTTTGAATGTGTCCTCGTAGATGAGCATTGTATATGCTGTAACCTCAACCTCAACGTTTGTATTGTTAATAACAACTGTGTCTTTCATGTTTTAACCTACCTTTGAAATTATTCCGTTGCGGAATTTGCCTTAACGGTCGGAACTACAACACTTTCGGGCAGAGTGTCCGCATATGATGTGTAGCGCACAAAGTCATTGTCAGGGCGTGGTTTTGCTGTGACTGTAAAGGTCGGGAACTGTGGATCGAAATTGCCTTCTGATGTCTTGTCGTTCCGGCTTGCCCTTGCAGCTACGCAGTCAAAATATGTGTCAATCTCGTAGAGCTTATCACCTTTGTATGTTTCCTTGGCAGCGAGGAGGGCAAATCTTGGCATTACCTTAATGCCGCCCTTTTCGATGATACCGCCTTCAGTTGCTTCATCATTGCCGAACCAATCTTTTTCGATGTCGTCGACTGCTGAAATAAGCTCAAGACTGATTGTGTAGCCGCCGTTCGCACTCGCTACAATAATAGGCAAGCCGTCAGCGTAGATTGTGTTTGAATCGCCGATAGGCTCAGCACCGATACTTCTGCCGCCTGCCTCATCAGATTTAAACCACACGGGCTTACCGTATGTGATTTCGCCTGTGCTACTTTCTGTCAGCGTAGCATAACCAACTTTTCTAATAGTTTTGTTCATAAAATAAACACTCCTTATGTTTTAAATTCTTTTTATGCTGCTCAAATCACCGCCGCCCATAGCTTCCGATGATTTAATGAGCTTTTTTATTCCGGCTTCAAATTCGCCGTGAATTTTCTCTGTAGCCGGAGCAATATGCACCTTCGGTTGTACCGTTCCGCCTTTTTGGCCCCTCTTTTTACGAGTTTTTTCGAGGAGGTGTGTAAGCCGGTACTCAGGTTTAGCGGCATAAACCGTTTTTTCATAAAACCTAAATGTTTCGTTTGTGATTTTAACTCTAAACGATTTGCGATATTTTTTTCTTCTACCTACAGGTGCATTTTTCTTGATTTCGTTTTTGAGTTCTTCGGCTTTTTCATCAACCAACAAACGCACGCCCATTTGCACATCAGCCGAATAGGTCGACAGCTCTTTCGATATGGCGTCTCCGAGGCGGTCGATGCCGACTTTTTTGTAATCACTCATCGAAAGTCACACTCAGATTGTAATAACTTACACAAAGTTTATTCGTTATGTCCCACGCTCGGTTTGGTTTTTTCCAACCGAAGCCGTTTTCGTTGAGCCACTCCTCAAACTTCGTTTCGCTTGTGTGGTCATCTTTCGCTGTGTAGAGTTCTATGATGATTTTTGCAGTTTTCCAAAGGCATTTACCGTCTGCGTAAATGCCTTCTTCCTCGTCTTTAAAGTAAACAAGATAGGGAGCAGGGGTTGACTTGTTGTAATCTGCCTCCACACACTTAAAACCACAAGACTTTATGAGTTCAACAAATTCATCGTAGTTTTTAAAAAACATCTGCACCACCCTCATACAGTCCCCTCTGTGACAGGCTCACAATCGAGCAAGGGGGATTTTTGCTTTTATCGTGCTGAATTTGTTCAATCTTGAACCGTGTGCCGTCAATAATGACCGCCATATCCGTTCTCAAAGTTTCATCTTTGTGGATATGGATAACTTTCGACAGTTCAATATCATTTTGTTTTGCACCATAAAAACGAGTTACACCGATTTTTTCATTGCCGAAACGATATTTTTTCAGACTGTCGGTGATGATGTCGTCGTTTTCGTCCGTTTCGTAGATTTTTGCAAGTCCGTCGTTGAATGTCAAAAAATCAATGTTATTCTTCGGTATCATACATTCGCACCTCGTATTCCTGCCTTAATTTCAAAATTTCGTTTTCAAAATTGTGGTCAAACATTTCAACTGCATTTGAGTAAGCATATCTGCAGTAGTCAAACAGTAAACTTCTTGCCCTTGTGGGTCTTTCAAAGTCCTCATCGGTAAGCAAAGGGTTGTAATCGCGGAGGTGCTGTTTACCATTGGCTATAATCAGTTCAATTTTCGACTTTGTGCTTTCATCTGTTTCAATGTATTCACGGTCAAAATCAAGCATATTAACTACATCGTTCGTGATTCCCATTGTTCAACACCTCCGTGAAAAATTAAGCTGTTGCTGTCTGATTAAGAGTTACCTTGATTTCACGCGGCTTAAGACCTGAAATGTCGAGCTTAATAAAATCATTTGAAGAAACAGCAAAACCTGTTGCATAGGTCTTGACAAGATAAACTCGGTTATCCTGTACAAACTGATACTGATCGGAATAATCAATTTTTCCTTCTTTGCCCGTTGAAACACAAGCTCTGTACTTTGAAAGCTGACCGATTACAGCTGTGCCTTCCGCAATCATTTCGCTCTGAAATACTCTTGTAGGATAAGGGAAAATATCGTTTTTGTATGTACCGTCTGTCGCAAGAACGGTTGTTGCAGGCACAACCTTAGAGAGATAATCTGCAGGATTAACAATAAGGTCAACTACAGGGATAGATTTAATCTTTCCGCCTTTATCCTTTGCAAGCTTAGCCACAACAGCCATGTATGATTTAACATCAAGACTTGTGAGGGCAGTCGCTGACTTATCGGCATAAGCACCCTTTGTAACAGCACCATCAACATCCTTGAGCATACCGATTGGCTTATTATTACCGTCACCGTTGATAAAACCGTCCTCAAGGGCATATGCAAGAGCATCAGCAAGGATTCTGCGGACATATGCGTCGATATATGCAGCGCCAAGATCAAGCATTGACTTAGGAACAGGTACATATGCCGAAACCTTTGAATCTTCAAAATCCTTCTTAGTGATTGATCCCGAAAGTTCCTGAGTTACTGTTGCCGCAAGTTCGCCCCAAGATGCAAGCTGTTTTGTGTCTGTCGCAAAAATCGCTTTAACAGCACCGTATGTATTCTCAATTTTGATGGCGTCAAGAAGCGGATGATTGTTTGTAATGTCATCGAGCACCGTGTCGAGGATTGTCTGCGGAATAGTCGCATCAAGATTCGAAAGTGCCTGCTTTACATTATTCGATTTTGCCGCCTGAACAACAGTGTCATAAAACTTCTGTTCTGCCGATGTAAGCTGTCTGAATCCTCTCTTTGCAAGAATTGTGTTGTCGGCTGTTTCGCCGATTTCCTGTGCGACCTCAATGATTGACTGCTGAATACTGTCAGCGTAGGCATTGAGTGCATCGGTCATTTTTGTTTCGTCTTTTGAATCAATGGCAGTTTTCAAGTTCTGCGCAAACTTTGCTTTTGCGTTCTTAATCGCATCAAGATTCTTCATTTTTTAATCTCCTTTATAAATAATTTTTGTTTTTGAAGTATTCTTCAATAAAGCCAAAGCTATCCTTTTCTTCGGGATTTTTCAGTTTTGGCTCGGGTGGTGTCTGCTGGTCAGGCTTTGTTCCGAGCATTTTTAAAAGCTCTGCCGCTGCCTGTTTTGCTTTTGGATTTTTCTTCTGCTGTGCATCATCAACGATTTCTTTTGAATCGGTTAAATCAACCGGATCAAGAATTTCGTCACACAAGCCGATGTCAAAAGCTTCCTGCGCAGTCAGAAATGTTTCAGCATTAAGAAGCGGCTCGAGGGTTTCCCTCGTGAGTTTATCGCCTGCGTGCACAAGATAAGAATTTGTGCTTGCTTCGCTGATTTTGTCGAGCTGGGTTGCAAATTCTCTGTGTTCCATCGCATTTCCGTAACAACCACCGATTGCATGATGAATCATCATCGTTGTGTTTGACGGCATTACAATCTTGTCAGCCGCCATTGCGACAACAGAGGCGATTGAACAAGCCATACCGTCAATGTATGCAGTGACGGGCACACTCTGCCGTTTGAGCAGGTTGTAAATAGTTACACCTTCATCGACGAATCCGCCCACGGAATTGATGTAGATTTCAATGCCTTCAATTTCACCTGCTTTTTCAATTGCTTTACGGATATATTCGGCACTTGTTTTGGATTCTACGAGGTCGCCCCAAATATTCAAATAGCTCGGCTCGATTTCGCCATAAAGATATATCTGCAAGACACTCTGATTTTCAGCAATCTGCTTGATGTTGTAATTTCTACTTTTCATTTATTCACCACCTTTCAGAGCGTTTGTTATTGTTTGGTAATTTTTGGTAAGGTAATATATGTGTGCCCAAGCTTCCGAGCAAGGAAGCATATTGCAATATTTTTGAGCCTGCGCAGGTGTCAGCACACCGCTGGCTATTGACTTATCAAGATTGTTTGCCTGACTGATTGCGTCAATGTGTCTGACTGTCGTTGTGTCAATCAGCAGATAATTACCTTTGCTAAATTCGTTAGCTCCGAATCTCTTTTTTGTAATCTCTTGCTCAAACATATTTGCAATCGGATCAATTGCATTACCAATAGCACAATCCATAGCGTCTGAGAGCTGAGAGGCTTCACCGCTTAAAATTGCCGGCGGAATATGCAAAGCATTTCCGACAATCGTATATGCCTCAGCTTTTAATTTTTGGATATCGTTTATCTCGCTGTTCGTAGTTTTTCCCGCGTCTGTTGACGGCTCGGAGTATTTCATCCCCTTAAAAATCGGCATAACGGCATTTTTGTTCGAGTAAAAAGCTTTAAACTGTTTAGCTAAAACTTTGTTATAAGTTTCGGCAAAATTTTCGTCGCCAAAGCTATAATTTTCAAGTTCCAAAATACCTTTATGTCCGACCGCCTTGTTGTACCTTTCCTGAGCCGACAACATTAATTGTTCATAAGTGTTGCACATATCGGCTAATAAGCCTTTCAAAGCAAAGTTATTGTATTGGAGATAAATTACTTCACTTTCAAAAAAAGTTCGCTGATATGTAAAATTTCGGCAAGTAATACCGCTGAAAGAATCATCAATCAGTGCGTGTTCTGTTCTTGAAAAACTGTCCGCAATTAAAAGCTGATTGTCGGCTGTTTCGATAATTAACAGTTCATTGTCAAAAATCAACTTTGCAACAGCCTGCGTAAAAAATTCAATTTTGGTTTGATGCTTATTCGGCGAATAGTTCCAAAGATAATATTCAGCCTTGCGACTTTCTCGGTTGTTGTTTACCGTCACAAATTCGCACTTCGCCAAACTTCGAGCAATAAAGTCAACCGCAGTAAATAAAGCAAGTTCGGTCAGATGAAAACTCTGTTCAGTCGAGTAATTTTCAGAGTTAAATTCCGCTGCAACGGCATCTTTTTTGCCAAAAACACTACGAAAATAATTAATAATTTTCATTTTCTCACCTGCCTTTTAAAAAACAATCGCATTAAAGCAATTCCTGATTTCATCAACCGTCATCGGCTGATTTTGCTTTAACATTTCAATCTGTGTGTATGCGGCAACAAACGCCATAAATCCGTCTGTCTTTCTTGATTTCGGCTCAATCTTACCGTAGCTTATGTTGCCGTTTTTGTCCTCAAACGCTGATGTATTGTTTGTGTACCATCTCATCAGAGGCGAGTCGCCCCAAATTATCCTGTGATTTGCAAAATCAGAGGCAATCAGAGGAGCAACAAGCATTTTGTCCGACGGTCTAACAAGTTTAAGGTTATTTCGCCCTTTGCGGTCACACTCAAATCCTAACTGCATTAACGGCTCTTTGAGTAATGTATAACGGTAACTGTCCAATGCTCCACCGACGATGTTGTAATGCTTTTTTTGTTCTTTCAACCAATCAGCTACAATTTCAGGAGGTATTTCTGCTCCGTCTACTCTTTTTAAGTCAGGCTGTTGAGCATAAGGGAATTTAATCCTGCCCAAATCTGCAGATTGCGAGCAATACCACGAAAATGGTTTCCATGCGATTTCGTTGTCAATCAAAAACATTAAGCCTATACCTAAGAAGTCGGTCGTTTTTGTATAGTCAATACCAAAAACACACGGCTTGCCCTCAAGGTTGGGAAGAGGTCTGTTTGTAGCTTTGATATTGTCCCAAGAAGTAACAGGATGGGCTTCTGTGCCTTTTGGGATATTCATTCGCTTAGTCATAAACGCTGAATTATTGATTTTATCTTTTTTCCATTCTTCAAATTCTTTCTTTATTTCTCTTTGTAAATCAGGGAAATATTGTAAAGACGGATTTGCTTTATACCAGTTTTCGGGATTATAAACCTCTTTTTCATCGTCTAAGCGACAAATGAAATAGAGCGTCCCGTTATCCAAGGCATCACCATTTAAAACTTCAAGCCCTTCCGAAAGTTCGTTATCGAGCGGCCCGTCACGAACATCTCCCATCGTGGTTATTGTCGTCCTACGTGGTAAAGGTTTTTTGCCTAAACCTGTAGTAAAAACGTTAATGAGGTCATAATTTTCGTAAGCGTGTTTTTCATCAAAATCTACCTTGCCCGGTCTGCCGCCGTCTTTCGTTTTGCTGTTTGATGTTCTGTATCTAATCGTCGAGTTTGTTTTTATATTAGTGATTTTGGTTTTATTCCACTTAAAATGCCGCTGCATTTTTGACGCATTATTTTCCAAGATTTCATAAATATCATTAAAACTCGTTTGTGCTTGTTCTTCGGACGTTGCGCAAATATCAATATCGTAGTTTCGCACACCGTTGACCGGAGTTACCAAAGCAAAATCTTCAAAAGCAAGATAACCGTTTTTTCCAGTTCCTCTTCCGACTACACAAACCAAATCAGGGAATCTTAAAACACCGGGAGCAGAGTAGGTGCAGTTATGCAAAGCGAAGCAAAATTTTTCCCACTCGAAAAGTTTATAAGGAAAATATTTCTGCAAAGCCAAATACTTTTCAAGCTGTTCTTCGTCAACATAGATTTCTTCATTCTCAAAGACGTTTTTGACAAACTTTATTAGCTGAATTTGTTCACGGCATACACTATATTTACCGCTTTTAACAAGGGCTATGTACTCATCTATGACTTTACAGTTCGTCATCAGATTCACTCTCAACTTTGTCAATCGACAACCCCATTTGTGAGAGAATCGCTAAGCGCTGTTTGTTGTACATTACTGCATTTTTTACCGAGGGGTTGTCCTTAATATACTCTTTGCCTGTGGCGCTGATAGCTTTGTATGTCAAGCCATTTTTGCGAATGTCCGCCTGCATTTTACGCTCAAGTTTTGTACAAAAAATATAGCTGTCAATTAAATCTCTATAGACTTCAATGTTTGCACCTTTCAAGTCCAGTTGTTCAATCAAGCTGTCCTTGATTTCTGCAATTTTAATCTGTGCCATTATGTTTCTCCTCTCCTCAAAATTTCTCGTGTGCGTGCGCGAGACCAAACTGTCGTGCCTTTACACCGTTATCCATTGACCTCGGAATTTTTCGATTTTTTACCCGGGGGTATGTCTTTTTTGACTTACCACCTCTCAGCAAACTCATCTTTTAATTTTTTTGATTCGTACTTGTGATGTTCTTTGTAATGGCAGTCCTTGCAAAGGCATTCGAGGTTGTTGATGTCGAGAGCAAGGTCAGGTCTTACTTTGAGATATAGTTTGTGATGTACTGCCTCGCAAGGGCTGTACTTACCCACAGCACGACAGCGTTCGCATTCGTAATGTTCTTTCGCTTTTTTTGCATCTCGAACTCTTTGCCAATCAGCTGTTAAATAAAACCTATATGCCTTACCCTCACGGATTTGGCGGACAATCCAGTCCGTTGTTACTTTTTTTCGTTTAATCATAATTTTGCTTTGTAAAATAATAAATAGAGCTACAATGCAATAGTCCTCTTGCATCATAACTCTATTTTAAACTATTTTGCGTCCCAAGTAAGGGACTGTTTTTTTAATCTACTAATCCGAGCAACCAATCTGCCGATGTTGATAATGCCAGAGCTATGCGCTTAACATTGTACGCAGACGGTTGACTTGTTCCTGCTATGTAATTATAAATATTTGACCGGCTCACTCCGGACTTACGCGAAAGGTCCGAAGGATAAATATTCCGTTCGGTCATTACTTGCTCGAGCCGTCGAGCAAAAGTTAAGTCGAAAGTTCTCATCTTATCGTCCTATCATGGCTTTATACTTGTCAATGTGCTTTTGATAATTTCCGTTCGCCTTTGCTGTTTGAATTACCTGCCGGACTTGAGAAGGATTGCGTTCATAATCTTTTGCAATCTGTTTAACAGATTCACCGAGAAAATTATATTTACAAAATAGAAATTCAGAAATATCGGTCAACGGTCTGAATGGTATTTTAGATTTTTTAGATTTAGATAACGCTTTTTTTCTTTCCCTCTCTTTGGCCTTTTCGCTAAGGATTTCTTTCCGGCAAATTGGGCAGTATTTTGTTTTAGTACAAAGTGTAATAACTTTAATTCCGCATTTTTGACAAGTGATTGTTATCGGTTTAGCTGTCAATCTACTTCACGCTCCTCATCAAGCATACCAAGTTTCTGTGCCAACGAAATAACAGTGTTTACAATCAAATACAAATCCTTGCCTTTGATGTTGCACATACTAAAGCAAACATCGCCCTCATCGTTATCAAGTTTACCAAAATCAATAACAAGTCCCTTTGTAATCGTCTTGCTTTCATTGTTATCGTAATTAACGGTAATGTTTTTAATATCTTTCATTTTCTTCTACCTCATTTTCAAGCCAATGTTTTGTGCAATCAATACAACTGCCATTGAATCGCTCTTCCATAGCGCAACCGACATACGGAGTGCCGTACGGGCAACTGAAAAAGTCCATACAACTCCGAGCCATTTCATCAATTGACATCTGTTTGATTTTTTCAAAGTTAGTCATTGTGTTCACACCTCACTTCAACAATTCATCTGTTGTGATGTTAAATAAATCCGCTACAGCAATTATGGTTTCAATAGTAGGCTCATTTCTTCCGATTTCATAACTCGAAATGCTCGCCCTACTCAAATAGAGCTTTTCACCCAACTCATCTTGCGTTAATCCATTTTTAAGCCTTAATGCTTTTAACTTTTCAGGAAATGCCATCGCTCTTCACCGCCCTCGATAGGCTGATTCCAACACTTAACACAGTTATGGTCTTTTCTGCAATTATCTCTGCTAATCAGTCCTAAGTGATAAGGACATACACCTCTAGGTGTTCCGTCTATTCTAAGCTGAGCATTCGGATAGTTCTTCAAGAACTCCGTAAGAAATGTCTTTTGCGGATGTTCATCGCTCCACTTCTGAACGATTTCGATTGCCTTTTCGGGGTAGAGCATTTCAAAAGTTATACAGCTCGTAAATTCAGATGTCCCGTTATTCTGACAGGACAGCGGACACTCGGAACATTTAATTTTGCATCCTTCCTCCCTTGTTCTTTTCGTCATCCTCAGCTTCTCAACAAAATAATTCTCTGTTTTTGAGCAATCAATCATTTTCTTCACCTCTCAACAATTTGGCAATTCTTTGTTGGTTCTTGCGGATAAGGTCATTTATGTTGCAGAATAAATAATATGTCAACCCTCTTATCTCTTCTATATCATCTGTGACCATAATGCGATTGAGTTCACCGTCAATCATATCACGAGTGTTATTGATTTCCTGTCTGAGTTTCATTTTCTTCGCTCTCCTTCAAAATTAACAACTTTTCCGTTGTCGGTGTAATCCCGTTTGTCAAATTCAAGTTTCAGCTTGTCGATGACAACCCTGTCGATATGCTCCCAAAACACTTCGTCAGTGTCGGAGTGTTCGATTATTTCGGTCATAGACTTTAGTGCCTTCGCACATCTGTCACTGCCAAAGCCAAAGTCCTGATACAAAGCAAAAATCATAGTCTTAAAAATTCGCCTTGTCAGGTCATTGATTTCTTTGTCCTTGACCTTCTGATATTCCCTGTCGGCAAGGCGGTTAATCTCCGCCATAGCCTCTCTTTTCAGCTTAACGGGTATTCTCGCTTTCATAGTTTGCTCTCCTTTCGTCAATCTTATCAAGTGCAGTTACAATCAACGAGCTTTTGGCTTTGGTGTCCATAAGCTCTGCCTGATAGTAAAACCGACCCGTTGTATTCCGCCTGATGATACAGCCTTTCAGAATGTATTCTGCTCCATTGTACAGCACAACTCTTTCAAGGTTGCGTTTAACTTCCGAGATATTCACAGTTCTTCCACCTTGATGTAAATACCCGAAACCTCTGCCCAAAACTTTTCACATACCTCACTTGCGACAAGTGCGTCATCAGACCAAAAGCCGAGAGCGGTCATACAGTCTTTTAGCATTTTTTGCAGATTGTCCGTGTCAGGTTTTGTTATACGATATTCGCCGTCCTGATGTTTACCACGAGGAAAGCACCACTTTGTTATCAGTCTGACACCCGACTTGTACGGTTCTGACGGTTTGAACTTTGCCAAATGTGATGTGAGTTTTTCTCTTGCCTGTTTCACCTCGGGCGGATTGTAAAAAACAGGTTTGCCGTTTTTTACCATAACTTTATGTTCCTGTGCAGTTACGGTCGGCGGTATCATCGCCATAAAAAAATCCATTTTTATATTTCACTCCTTTAAAGCATTAAAGCTACTTTTAATTTTTGAATTTTGCTTCTAGTCACAGGTCAGGGGAAGGAGTTGTTGTGCGTAAGCTTCGCACAACTACTTCACCCCTGTGACCTTAGGGAACGGACATCGTTTATATATACGGTAGTATATATAGTTTTGTCTGTCCCTCGGACATTCTCGATAATTTATCGACTTTGTCCCTGTTTTTGTCCGAGAGGGACATTTTCGATTTTTTATCGACTTTGTCCCTCTCAGGGACACGGACAGGGACATAAAATTTATCGACTTTGTCCCTCGGACAGACAGACAAATTATTCGACTTTGTCCGTGTCCTTTCGTCCTACTTCACCGCCGTCTATCCAAAAACCGCCGTGCTCTTTTATGTATCGTCTGACCGTTTTTTCGGACTTTCCCATATATTCTGCTAAGTCAGCTACATTTGCCTGACCGTTTTCCTCAGCACCGCTAAACGCTGTTTCGAGGGCGTTGTTTTGTTCCTGCTTGCGTTCCGATTCACTCTTTTTCTTGCTGAAATTCTTTTTGTAGGGTGAGCCTTTGATGTTAAAATCGCCCTCAAAATTACAGTCTTTCAACACACCTGTTGTATCTGATTTGTGTATCGGATAATCAAACCAAAGGTTAAGTGCATCAAATGCCGGAAACTCTCGCAGAGTACCCTCTATTCTCCACGCTGACATCCCTTTTACGGTTTTTTCGGCACGGGCAACATCTGACATCATCAGCTTAAAAGACTGCTCAGGAAGCGTTTTGCGTGCAATGTCAATCATATTATTTGCCATTACCAAATCATCCTGCGAACACACTTCACTGATTTTGTTGAAGCGACCTATCCAGTCTTTGCAGATTTTACAGGTTCTTTCATCCTTTTGCTGTTTCATCAAATCATCGCTGATTTCCAGTTTTGTAAGGTCAAGGAGTGCGTCAGGGTCACGAGCGAAAACACCCGAACCCGAAACTCTGTCCATTGACTTTTTACCGCCCTGAGCACCTTTTGAATGGTGGTGACAGTAGATTACCGCACAACCGATTTCTGTACATACCTTGTCAAACTGGTTGCAGAAGTGTGCCATTTGATCCGCACTGTTCTCATCACCTGTAATAACCTTGTATATCGGGTCAATCACAACAGCTATAAAGTTGCCTTTTAAAGCTCTGCGTATGAGCATAGGCGCTAACTTATCCATAGGCACGGACTTGCCACGCAAGTTCCAAATATCAATTCTGTTTAAGTTATTTGGTTCAAGTCCAAGTGCTTCATATACGTCCTTGAATCTGTGAAAACAGGACGCACGGTCAAGTTCGAGGTTCACATACAAGACATTGCCCTGTGCACACTTAAAGCCAAACCACTCTGTTCCCTCGGCAATTGCAATACACAATTCGATAAGACCAAATGACTTACCTGCTTTTGAGGGTCCGCCGAGGAGCATTTTATGTCCCTGTCGCAATACTCCCTCAATCAGAGGCGGAGCAAGTTCGGGAGGATTTTCAAAAAAATCCGCAAGGTTGTCAAGGTCGGGTAAGTCATCGTTGATACTTTCCACCCAGTCTTTCCATTCGGCAAAGTCTGATTTACCGATGTTAGTGTCAATAATAAACTGCTTTTTGTCGTTGCGGATAACACCGGGCATACGGCTCAGCCTTGACGGATTGCGGTTTTGCTTGTCGATTTCAAAGCCGTTTTTATGGCATACATTGTAGAGATAATCAACCCTTTTGCGGTATTCGTCATAGTTTGCGGCATCAATCTTAACTATAGCGTGGACTGATTTTCCGCCCGAATAAACAAGCACCGCAACAGGCAGTTCAAGCTCTCTGATGATTGCATTTTGTTCTTCAAGAGCCATACAGTCAGATTCCACCAGAGCGTAGCGATAATCGGTTACATTCTCGTTTTTAACACCCTTACCGTCCAACGGATTAAACCTTATCCACGCTCCTGCCTCGGGTTTGTAATCGCCGAATACATTTGAAATATCACCGTCACAATTGTTGAGGGCGGCAATAAGCTCACCTGCTGTACGGTCACAACTGCCCTTTGTAGGCAGATATTTAACCTTGCCGTTATCGTTTTTTTCCCAAGTTTCGGTTACATAGCCGACATTTTCGGAACTGTCAAAGAGGGTTTCAAGGTAGGTTATAACTTCATTCACAGGATTCCAGTTTGCAGGTTCGTGAAACTTAACTCCCTCACAGGCTGTTACTCCGATATCGCCCTGTTCAAAAGCGATTTCATCATCCCAGCCGAGTTCTTTCGATTCACGGAAAGTCATTCCTCTGTCCTTTGCCATTTGGACTATCGTGCCTGCTGTGACAGGTGAAGCAGAGCCGTTAAAGCTCTGCCATTTCTTTTCACACTCACCGTTGTGATAGCGGTTGTCTGCTCTGCTCCAATCGTCCCAGTCCTTTACGCTGTATCCCTCTTGTTTGAGTGCCATTCCGACATTTACCCATTCTTGGTAATCAAGCTCTGACGGGCTGATGTATTCAAGTGCATTAAGTAAGTCCAACCGTATTCACCTCGCTTTGCGGTACATATTGTTTCGGGTCAATGTTTTTCGGAGTTCTCCAACCGTTTGCGGCAATCCTTGAAATCAAAGCTGACGCTTCGTCAAACTGCCATTTGCCCACGTGCTGAAAGCCTCTGCTTTCGAGCATACGGATTTGTTTAGGTGTGGTTAATCCCTCAATTCTTCGCTTTTCGAGCCTGTCAAGAATAAGTTTAGCTTTTCCGGCACTCTGGATTTCATCGGGGAATATTCCGAGCTTTTCAAGTTTTGCTTTCTGTTTGTCTGTAGGCGGTGAACATTCCCAGCCGAATGCCGGAACATATCCTGCAAGGTCCTGCGCCTGAATTGACATTTCGTACTGCAACGGATCTACAAGTTTGCGTTTGCGTGTTCGCATTTCCGCAAGCTGATTTGCAAGCGCCTCTTCACGCTGAGCAACAACATCTTCGCTTGCCTTTTCCTCCGCTTCTTCAATATCAATCGGACAGCCTGCCTGTTCTGATAAGTTTTCGGTCATTTTTTGTGCGACCTCTTCGTTGTCGCAAATAAGATGTGCAGGTCTGCAAAGTTCGTGCCTTTCGGTGTGCCACAAAAAGTCGAGTAGCAAAAGCTCCGTCTTGTTTGGAGCAAGTCTTGTACCTCTGCCGACCATTTGGCAGTAAAGCCCCCGAACCTTTGTAGGTCTTAAAACGACAACGCAGTCAACGCTTGGGCAGTCCCAACCCTCGGTTAAAAGCATTGAGTTACACAAGACATTGTATTTATCGTTTTCAAAGTCCTGCAATATCTCTGTTCTGTCTTCGCTGTTGCCGTTGACCTCTGCCGCTTTAAAGCCTTTTTCGTTCAAAATGTCTTTAAATTTCTGCGATGTTTTTACAAGTGGTAAAAACACAACAGTTTTACGGTTCTTACAGTATTTTTTCATTTCCTCGGCAATCTGATAAAGATACGGATCAAGTGCCGTGTCAATGTCGCTTGCTTTAAAATCTCCTGCCTGTGCGGCAACTCCCGAAAGGTCAAGTGTAAGCGGTATTGTCACAGCTTTAATCGGTGACAGATATCCCTCTTTGATAGCCTTAGGGAGTGTGTATTCATACGCAAGCGAATCAAATACTGTTCCTAAATTTTTCATATCTCCTCGGTCGGGTGTTGCGGTAACGCCCAACACTTTCGCATTGTCAAAATGCTCAAGCACACGCTGATAACTGTCGCTGATTGAGTGATGTGCTTCATCAATAATGATTGTATCAAAGTAATCGCTGTCAAAGTTTGACAGTCTTTTCTCACGCATAAGCGTCTGTACAGAGCCTACAACAACCCTGTTCCACGAACCTATGCAACTTTGCTCGGCTTTTTCGACTGACGAATTAAGCCCTGTTGCTTTTTGGATTTTGTCCGCCGCTTGGTCGAGCAATTCTCCACGATGGGCAAGTATCAGCACCCTGTCACCTCGACGGACACATTCTTCGGTGATTTTTGCAAAAACTATAGTCTTGCCACAGCCTGTAGGCAAGACAAGTAATGTTTTTAGATTGCCGCTTTCCCACTCGGAGAAAACGGCATTCTTTGCTTCATTCTGATACGGTCGAAGTTGCATTAAAAGCTACCCGGTGTCCAGTTATTCGGCATCGCAGTATTTGGCGTTGCAGGCTGTGTGTTATACTGTGGCGGATATGTAGGCTGTACATACTGCTGAGGTGCAGACTGTGCTACGGTAGGCGATATCGTCGTCACCTGTTCATCGTAGGCATAGAAATACTTGATGTCATTTGTTACGCCCTCTGTGCCGTCATTCTTGACATATTTGCGGATGATAACCTGACATTTACCTTTCTTGCCGATAATGCTTGTCCAGTCCATGCGGAGCGGTTCACCATGCTTTTTCATTGACACAGACAAAAAGAGCTGTGACAGCTTCCATTCAAGCGAGGAGTGCAGTACGAAATTAACTGTAATTTCTCGCTTGTCATCTGCTCCCCACACATCAAAAGTCACTTTCGCCATATTGCATGGTGGCAGTTTACCTTTCCCCTGTGAGCGAGCACGCTCAACCTTTGCTACTGTAAAATCATAATCACCCTCGGGGAGCGGTTCGTAATTTCCGCCCTCTTCGGTTATTTCGTCGTTCCAACCGAATTCTCTATCCATTTATACATCTTCCTTTCTTATTAAAACGGTAAGTCACGGTTGCTCTGTATCACTTCGAATACCTTATTCCACGCTCCCACAAGGCAACCGCTAATAAATCGTGGGTCATAGTTTGTGATTGGTGTATCGTAAGGGTAGTGTCCCTGTGTAAACACCGCCTGTCTGATTTCGCTTTCATCAACACCGTTAGCTCTCATAAGGTCGGCAAGAGCTTTTGGTATGCCCTCGGGAATATTGACAGACTTGTCATTCTGTGGCATAGGTGCAGGTGGTACAGGCTCAGGAGCTTTTTCAATCTGCGGAGGTTGTGGCACAGGCTGTGTCACAGGCTCTGCCTTAGGTGGCTGAGGTATCGGATTCTGCGGAGCAGAAGCGTTATTTGCAGGTGCGACATCATTAAAAATATAGGCAATGCCTGCGTAGCTAAAATCCATTTCTTCGGGCAGTCCGTGACGATTCTTTGCGTCCCAACAAGGGTGATGAAGCGTGTACATTACTCTTCCTCCGCCCTGTGCCTTGTACTTTTTGCCGTCTTTGTCGGTTGCAACTGCTACTGTTTTATAGTTTGCGAAAAGCACCATATCCGCCCATTCTTTTACAAGCGGAGAAATCTGTGAAGCGGTCTTTTTGCCGAGTTTAAGCTCCCAGCGGTCATATTCACCGATTTCATCAGGCTGTGAAAACTTGCGGAGCTGTGCGTGTGCGGTAAGCACAACATTGATACCTCTGTCAATCAAATCTTCAAGGCTGTTCAAAAATCTGCCGAACTCCTCTTTTTCATAAACATAGCCGTTTCCGTAGCCGAAATCCTCAATACCTTTTTTGCCGTACTTTGAGCAAATATCATCAATACAAAGCTGTTCTGCCCAGTCGATTGTGTCAATGACAACCGTCTTGCATACAGTCGGATTGCTTTTGATATATTCAAGCTGACTTTTGAGCATAGTCCACGATGTCGGCTTATCCATTCTTGCAACATCAAGATTTTTTGTGCTGCCCTCCGTGTCGATAAACAGAGGGTTTGGAAACTGTGAAGCAAAGGTTGACTTGCCAATACCCTCAGGACCGTAAATTACAACTTTTTGCGCCGACTTGATTTTACCTCTTGTGATGTTCATTATCTTACCCCCTGTACATCTGAAAAATTGATTTTATTACCGTCAACATCAATAACAACATAGTCGATTGCGTAGTTGAGCAGTTCGTTTGTCAAATCCTGTATTGACTTGCCTGTCATACCTGCAATCAAAACAATTCTCGAATAGTTTTCAGGCATAATCTTGACCTTGGTATAACCGCAAGCAAGCTCTCTGTGCGGATTGCATTTGATTACACATTCATTTGTATTTGTTTTTGCTGTTGTTTTAGCTGTAGTTCTTGTAGCCATAATTAAAACTCTCCTTCTGTCCAAGTCGGTGTTGTAACAGGTGTGGTTGTTTCGGACTTAATATAACCGTCCTCAATGATGATTGAACATTCATCACCGTTTGAAACTCTTGTTGCAATAGCCTGCAATCCCTCTGATTCAAGCCATTTTGCAAAGTCTTTGAGTGTGTCGGTATCCATTTGTTCGAGCTTGTCAAGCAGGACAAATCCGCATTCGGGATTGAGTTTGCGAACAATTGCCGTAGCAACACGAAGCTGTTCAGAACCGCTCATGTTGTCCCACTTAAAACCGTTATATGTAAGCTCGCCCTTTTCAACCGATAAGCCGTCAAGGGGCAAATTTGCGTTGTTGAGCAAGTCATATTTTGTTTTGCGGATTTCTTCAAGCTGTGCCGTCATATCGGCGTACTTGCCGTAATATTCCTTTGCGTCCTCATCAGCTTTCGCTTTATCAAGGTTTGCTCTGACTTTGCGGTTAATTTCGTCAATCTCGGTAATGTTTCTTTCAAGCTCCGCCGTGCTTTCATCGTGCAGTTCGGCAACGGTCTTTCTGCTCTGTTCAAGCTGTGCAAGCACTTTTGTAAGTTCGGAATTGTATTTTCTCAAATCCTCGTTAAGCCTGTTGATTTCGCTCTGCAAATTGTTGGCACGGCTTTCAAGGTTATCTTTTTCTGCTCTCAGGCGGTTATTTTCACCGTTGCGTGCAAGAATTTCCTGCTGTTTATTGATAAGTTCAGAGGCTGATACAGGTTCATTCGGCACGCCTTCGTATTCGGGCATTTCGGCGGCGAACTTTTTCTTTTGGTCTGCAATCTGACCGATAGCACGGCGCTCGTTATACACCTGTGTTTCCTGCGTTTCAAGCTCGTAAACTCTGTTGCCTACACCGATAATCTGCAAGAGCGTGTCAGCCTTTTCCTTGCCGGTTGCATTCATAAATTTCGGCAGGTCAAGAGCAAAGTTACTGATAAATGCGTCAAGCAAAGCCTGTCCGCCTTTGTTGCCTGCGGTGTCAATTACTTTAAGACTGCTGTTCTTACCGCTACGCTCTACTACAACGCCGTTTGAAAGTTTGATTTTAAGGTGTGGCGGAATTGTTGAACCCTCACGGTACGGAGCAGACGGAGCGAAACGATTACCGCCGAGAGCCCACGCAATTGCGTCAAGAACAGATGTCTTGCCCTGTCCGTTTTTACCGCCCAACACGGTAAGTCCGTTTTCGGTCGGTTCATAAGCAACCGCCTTTACTCTTTTTACATTTTCGATTTCAAAAGCTGATATTTTTACTGACATATTAAAGTCCTCCTTGACAATTCGCTTAAAATTGTCTATCATTTAATTAAGGTATTTTTCTTTGTCCGTTGAGGCTTTGCAGAACTTCAGCGGATTTTTCTTTTTTCCCTTACTTTAAGAATAGTGTTAAGGGTTTTACAACAGTTGCTCACACTGTATGCATTTGGTCTGCCGGCTTCACGCAGTTTGTCACGCATATCTTCAAGAGCTTCTACAATTATTTCAATCTCTTCGGGATTGAACCCTGTATTTTCGTAATCGTAAAGTTTGCGAATACAGCCGTAGAACTCGTTTGGTACATCTTTGCAGTCGTGCATTTTGCCGTAGATGTCCTTAACCTTGATTTCGCTGTCTTGATTTAAAGTTAATCTTTTCATCGGTTACACCTCCTTGCTGATAAAATCTGTAGCACGATATAGCGTCACGTAATCCCCCTCAAGGTCATCATCGTAATACTGTGCTGTCTCATCGCCCATTGCTTTAATAATCACGGCATAGTAATCTTCTTCCCATTCTTTCGCCGCTTCAATTATTTCATCAAGCGTAAACTTGCCTTTAGCTTTTTTGAGTTTCAGACACCAGCGTCCCTCAACATCATATCCGCTTTCGACTGTTGTTCCCTTTTTCATTTACTGACCCCCACACATTCAAAACCGAAGGATTCGGATTCAGGTGTTTCAAGGGCTTTGAGCTTGCGTTTTAGCTCTCGGTTTTCGTGACGATAACCGCTTGACGCTGTTTTTTCAAGTGCAAGGTCTGTTCTTGCGTTTCTCAACTCAATGCCGAGATGTCTGTTCTCTGCTATGAGGTTTTCAATATCTTTGAGTAGCTTTCTTTTTGTCGGGTAATCTCTTAACCGCATTTGTTACACTCCTTTCGCAATAATAACATTACATTTTGTGGCGTAGTCTATGAGCCTTTCAAGCGGAATGTTATACGACCATTTACCGCCTTTGAACAGGCAAGCCGTGCCTATCGGCAGTCTCTGCTCACGCAGTCCGTTATAAACAAACTCGGGAGTAATGTCGAGATATTGTGCGGCAATCTTGGGCGGTACATTCTTGTACGGCTCGCCCGTCTTAGGATTGATAAGGATTTCGTCAATCATCTTTCACACCTCCTATTTTATTTTTTCAACCTTGACGCCTTCCTGAATTTCAATTCTCGGCAGGGCAAACTCAATGCACATTCTCGCAAGCTGTGAGATGTAAATTCCTGTCTTGTCTGAAATACGGTAGCAACTACCGCATATATGGTTAGTGCCATTTTTATCATTCCTTTCTGAGGTAACAAGTTAAGCAGACTGCTTAAAAAACTGCCTTGGAGCAACATCAAGCACCTGACATTTTCTAATCATCTTCTTTATGTTTATGCTGATTTCTGCTGACTGTCTGCAAGAGCCTGAGTATATCCGCTGATGTAAGCCTGCTGAGATTCCGACAACTGTTTGAGCAATTTAATAAGTTGTTCTGCTGATGTTTTTGTTTCAATAAACGATTTCAATATGTTCACCTCCTTGTTGTTCTGTGACAACATTATAACACTTATTTCGTTGTTAGTCAACACCTTTTTGCAATATTTTTTTAGGTTTTTTTATCAAAATGTTGTTGACAAACAACACCACATTTGATATAATAACAATATCAAAGAGAGGTGGTGATTAACAAATGACCGCAGGAGATCGTTTAAAAATGGTTAGAAATGAACTCGGACTTTCACAACCTAAATTCGGTGAAAAAATGGGTGTAAGTAAATCCGTTGTGGTTAATTTAGAGTTAAACAGAGTTGAGTTAAAAGATATGATGCTTAATCTTGTTTGTAAAACATATAGCGTCAACCCTTTATGGCTTGAGAGAGGCGAGGGTGAAATGTTTCTTGACACTCCGCAAAGTTTAATCGATGATTTAGCGAGCGAATTTAATTTAACCGACATCGAAAAAAAAATAGTTTCAAATTTTGTAAATCTTTCAGAATCAGAACGAGAACAAATTATAACTTTAATTCAAAAATTGATTACATAAAAAAAGGACGGCTTAACCGCCGTCCGAAACTATTGTTTTACTTTTTCAAATAAACAAAACATATGTATTCAAAAATCTTTTTAAGCTTCTTTTCGCTTTTGATTTTTGATAGCATTTCATCAATCATTTTTCGGTAATCGTACATATTGTCAACTTCTTTCAAAAAGATTTCTTTACTTATAATTATAGAACCTCTGTTCGACAATTTCAAGTGGTAAATGCTGGCAATATATTACAAAGTCCCATAGAACGGACTTTGCTAACCCCCCAAAAAAAGACCGCCCACAGCTGGCACTATGAGCGGTCAAAAATAGGGATGAAAAGGCGCTAACCTCTTCAATATTATTTTAGTATATGATATATATTTTGTCAATATATATATCAAAAAGAGGAGGATTTATAAATGAAATGCAAAAAATGCGGTTCCGAGGTTCCTGCCAGCTCAAAATTTTGCAACGAATGCGGAACAAAGATTGAACAGATTGCCTTGTTCAAGGACAGCAAACCTGAAAATGCAGAACCTTACAAGTGCGAAAAATGCGGTAATATGATACCGAGCGATTCGGTATTTTGCCCTGAATGTCATGCCTATCAAAAAAACAAATTCAAACCCACAAGCAGTACTGAAACATCTTCTGACAAAAAACCTATATATCGCACTTCACATTTTTACATTGCTTTGCTAATAGCTTTGATTTTATGCGCCGTTGTCGTAACGGCTATTTCGCAAGTTAGCCAATCTAACAACCTACAAGAAACAGAAACTACCATAAGCACATCGTCAAAAATGGCTTCATATACATTAAGTTATGTAGATTATGAGATTCCTGACGATTGGGAAACAGACGAAGCTGATGATGGTATGCATAACTACCATTATGATTCCGCAGGAGATTTATTTTATGTGAGTTGTTCCGATATTGATGTGGATGAAAAATTGTTTAATGAAGAATTAATGGATTCCGTAATTGAATCAAACGAAGAGACTTACGAGCTTTACAGTCAAAAAAGTAAAGAGATTATCGAAATTGACGGTCATAAAACATTACACACAACATTTACATATATCAAAGATGGTGAAGACACATTTTGCAGTTCATACGCTTTAATGATTAAAAAGCAGCTCTATCTTATTGCGTTTAGAAACGAAGGTCTAACACAATCCACTATCTTCGATGAATACGAAGAAAAAATAATGAACTCAATAACAACTAACAGTAGCGGTTATGAAAATGAAACAGAAGCACCTACCAAGAAGCCGACAGAACCCCCTACTGAAAAGCCTACAGAATTTGAAGATACTTTAACTGAACTTTATTCTGATAATGATATAACTGTATATTACAGCGATACAGAACAATATCCGTATTCAGATGATGAGACTGATGTTCATTTTTACATTAAAAATAAAATGGATAAATCTATAACTATACAAGCTGATACCGTTATATTAGACGGAAGGAGCTATAACCAAGTTGTTTGTAGCAATCCAATTTCAGCGCATAGCGAGGGAATGATTGAAGTCAGCATAGATAATTGTAAAAACTTCAATCCGTCAACCGTAGGAGCTGACTTAAGATACTTTGATAGTGATAATTTTGATAGCACTGTAAAAATGAATCTTATAAGCAAAAAGGTTAAATAAAATAATAAACAAAAATAAAACCGCCCTGACCTGTTGGCGCAAGTCGGAGCGGAAACCACTACACAAGGGTGCAACGGTACTTATTAGAGCAATAATATTGTACCACAACCCTGTGAAAATTACAACATTTTACAGGGGATTTTTGCGCCCATTTTTAGGAGCGTTAAAATGAAAAAATGTACAAACCGACGGTGTAACCGAGAACTACAGGACGATTTTGTGTATTGTCCGTATTGCGGAAAAAATCAAACCGATAAACCTAAACGACAGCCAAAGAGAGCAAACGGCACAGGCTCTATTTATTACCGTAAAGACAGCAAAACAAAGCCATGGTATGTTGCCTCAACAATAACAGGCAAGCGCGTGTATGTTGGAGGATTCGCAACGCGCACAGAGGCGGTCAAGGCTCTAACGGACTACGAATCAGCCCCCACAAGCAACATTAACATAACATTTGCACAACTGCACGAGCGTTGGCTAAAAACTAAGGCGTACCAAAAATTGAGCGACGATGCCAAGAGCTCTTACAATGCCGCTTGGGTTAAACTACGATCGTTATACAACCGTAAGTTTAGAGAGTTAAAAACATTTGATTTTCAGTCAATCGTGGATTATTATGAAAACCCACATCATGAGGAAGGCGCCGGAGGCAAGCTAAAATATCTCTTGTCTAACGGAAAAGGTACATATAAGGTCACGAACAAGCCAAAAATGTGTGACGGTCTGAAATTTTCAGCACTGCATAAAATTAAAGTGTTTTTAACTAAAATCTATAAATACGCTATGGAGCAAGACATAGTAGCCAAGAATTATGCCGAGTTTATAGAGCTCCCCGAACCCGAAGAAGTCAATGCTACAAGATTCACGGAAGTACAATTAGAGTTAATCCGGCAAAACATAGGGCGAGTACCGTATGCTGATTACGCATACATTATGTGTTATCTCAATTTTAGAGTATCGGAGTTTTTGTCACTCACAACAGAACAGTTTCACATAAGTGAGCAAGGCATTCCTTATTTTGTCGCCGGCATTAAATCAGAGGCAGGCAAAAACAGACTAATCCCTATACATCCAAAAATACAAAAAATGGTGACCGACTGCATAAATCATCACGGTGAAACTATCTTCTGCCGACTTGGCGAGGATTTCGGCAAGCCGATGAACAAAGATTATTTTTTAAAATCCTGTTTTCGCCCTGCAATGCAGGCTATGGGTTTAGGAAATGAGTTTACTCCGCATTCTTGCCGTCGAACCTTTTCAACAAGGATGTCTGCCGCAGGTGCGAGGGAAGAGGACATCATTGCTCTCATGGGGCACGCAGAATACAAGACCGACATCAACCATTATATCATACAAGAGCTTGACACGCTCTATGATGCTGTTAAAAAACTCGCATAAAGCAACAAAAGCCCCCGAAATCAATCGGGGACTATTTTTTATGGAGTGTCAATGCCTTGAAATATTTTGAAATCCGTAGCAACATTGTAGCACCCCACAATATCTTGCACATTCCTCAGCGTTCCGAACAACCGCTAAAGTATAACAAAAAAGCCAGTAAACAAGCCGTTTTTGGCTTAATTACTGACTTTTCTCTTGGCTCCCCCAACTGGGCTCGAACCAGTGACATCATGATTAACAGTCATGCGCTCTACCGACTGAGCTATGGAGGAATATAGAGCAAAA